TAGCACGCCTGGGCGTGCTCTTGCATGGCTCGAGTCAGCTCATCACTGAGTTCCACGCACGGCTCCGGGGAACCCGCCGAATCGCACTGGACTTGCGCCAAATCGGACTCGGCAGGCCGAAAGCGTCTTCGCGCACACATCGGTGAGCGGCGTCGCAGGATTGTTGTTTGCGTCGAACGGTGCGCCCGTGTAGCCGCACTCCGCACTTCGGTAGCGCCAGGGGCAGCTGTTCTGGATGATCTGCCGCGACGGAAGTTGATGACCCATGAGGTCGAACGCCGAGGACAGCTCGAACTCGATCACGTAGCGGTTCTCGCTCACCTTCTGCTCCACAAACCAGATGTCGTCGGCGATGTACTGGTTCGGATCGGCGGTGGCGTTTCGTCGAAAGCTCGCGCCGATCGCCTGATAGTCGCTCAGCTCGCCCTCGTCCATCTGAACGCCCCACCAGCGGTGGTACTGACTGGAGATCGGGTAGATGTGCCCATTGACCGTTGCGGCCACCTGGGGCGTGAAGGTAATCCACAGGCGATACCAGCCGTCGTTGCATGACACGACGCCTGCGTTGCTGACCGGACCTGAAGCGATGCCCTTCTGCCCCGTGAGCGGCACGACATCGACGTATGCGGCCAGAAATGCGCCTCCTGCGCCCATGTTGCCGTCCACGTAGATGCGAACGGGCAGCTTCGGGTCATCCGGCTTCACATGAAAGGAGTAGGTGTACTTTGCGCCGGCCAGCAAAGCGGCACCCTGGTAGCGGGTCACGCCTGCTTGACTGGTGAGCGCCGCCGTTGCGGAGCCATCCAGAGCCGTCTCGGTGGTCGAGAGGATGGTCAGGCCGTTGTTCGCCCAGGTGTTCGCAGTGAAGGCTGACGTATTGAGCAATAGGTTGCGACGAGCGGGAAAGTTCTCCTCATCCAGATACTTGGCGAAAGTGCGCTTTCGGGTCAGCTTGCAGCCAACGAAGTCGTTGAACGACTTCACCGATGCCGACAACAGGCCGTTGACGTTGGCCACCTTGATCTTCGGACGCGGCGCGGAGCCCTTGGTCGTCACATCGAACCCGGTTGCTTCGATCGGCAGCGGCTCGTACGTCTGACCTTGCCAGATCACCGGCTGCGACAGTCCGTTGGTGCCGGCATGGAACCGCATGACCGAACCGCCCGCCATGTTCGTCGTGTCGAGGATGAAGAACTCCAGCAGCGCCGAGGGCGCCAGGGATTGAATCTCTTGGCGAACGCTCATGCTTCAAACACCTGTTCAAACTCCAGCGAGATGGCGTTGTGCCCCTGCTTTCGCGACAGACGCCACGAGCGGCATACGAACACCTTGGTTTCGCCCAGAGGGGTCGTCCAGTAGAAGCTCTCCACGCCGTTGCGAGCGCGGACGAACGTCAGCACATCCGGAAATTGCTGAGTCGTGCGCGAGAACGTGAGGCTCCACTTCTCGGGACGGTTGTTGATGCCCTTCGGGACGCGCAGCTCGTAACCGTCTCCAAACTTCGTGACGGTGATGTCCGGCTCTTCGGACAGCTGCGAGTCCCACTCGGGGTGCCATGTGAATGTCGGTCGTGTCATTGTGTCATCCGTGACTTATCGGTAGAGGATGCCGCCAGGACGCTGCTGGGACACCAGCTCCTCCATGACGACGCCGCGCACGCGAGAGGCCATCTCGCGCCAGGTTTCGACGTTATCGCCCTGAGCGTCGGTCGAGCCGGAGCCGTCGTTGTTCACTGTGATACTGATGACCACGTTGCTGCCGCCGCCCGCGCCGGTCATGGTGACGGGAATGGTGCGACCGTCCGGCAGCGGAACGTAGGCTTCAGGCATCGAACCCTCGCCAAAGATGGACAGCTGCGGGGAGCGTGCAATGCCACCCATGGCGTACTTCTTCAGCGGCATCGGACCCGAGCCGGTCATGACGTTGCCGTTGGCGGAGAACCAAGACATGATGCCTTCGCCGCCGCTGGTTGCGCTCATGGTGGCCATCGCAGTGGTGACGGCCGTGGCCATCTCGAGCATGGCAAAGCTCGTCTCGGTTGCCATGGTGGTGAAGGCGAACGACGCCTCGGTCGTCATGGTCGTCATTCCAAGCGCCATGTCGGTTGTCATGGTCGTCATGCCCAGCGTCACATCGGCGGTCATTGTGGTCATGGCCGAAGTCACCGCAGCCGTTTGAGCGGCCTGGCCACCAGCGCCCGCAGCACCGCCCAGGCCCAGGACTTCGGTCATCTTGCTGCCGAACGATCCGAAGGCGCCGGTAATCATGTCGCCGAAGCCCTTCTTGATGACAATGCCGAGCATGTCGCGAGCAATGCCGGCCGCGAACTCCTTGAACTTGAACGAGCCACCCGACAGCATGTCCACCAGACGGTCCGTGAAGGAGCTCGCCCAGCGCGCAGTTGCGGCGTCCATCGCCTGAGTTGCCTTGGCCCACTCGTCAGCCAGCGCCTGCAGCTGGGTGCGAGAGTTGGTGCGGAAGTTCAGCAACGCAGCCTGGCGCATCTCCTGCGACGAGGTGTCGATGATCGACATCTGCTGCAGGAACTGCTGCGTGGTCATGTCGGTCGTCGCCAGCAGGTTCCAGGTTTCTTCCTCGCGGCGGTTCTTCAGCGCCTCGATCCGCTTGATTTCCTCGTCGTACTCGTACTTCCGCAATTCGACGTTGCTCATCGTCGCCTTCAGGGCGTTCTTTTGAGCTTCGCGCAGCATGTTGGACGAATCGACACCCATCTTGTTGATGTCAACCTGATTGGCGTCCAGCAGCGCCTTGTCGCGCATCTGGATGAACATCCGATACGCTTCCGTGCCCTGGGTGACGGTCGTCTCCAGCTTCTTGATCCGCTTGACCGTTTCGTCCAGGAAGCTGTTTTCCTTCACCAGACCGCGACTGACGAATTCCTCGGCCGAGCGAGTGAGAGCGTCGGCCGTGTCGATGCCGACCTGCTTGATCGAATTGAGGGCGTTGATGGAATCATCCACGCTCTTCTTGTCGATCATCTTGCCGACGATGTCCTTGAACTGGGCTTTCTCCTTCAGGGAGCCCAGGCTGTCGATGAAGGCGTTGATGTCCGTCTTGCCTTCGGCGATAAAGGCGCGGAAGCGGTTGACGAACTCCTTGCGCTCTTTCTCGCCGCCCATGCGAGTCGGCACCATCTCGCCTTCGGCGTTCTGCACGCGCTCGTCGAACTTGCCGGCCGCGAGATCGCCCAGCGCCTCGAACATCACTTGCTGCTTCAGGCTGTTCAGATCGCGAGCGTCACTGAGCGTGGCGGCGAGCTTGGCTTTCGCTGCGGCAACTTCACCTTCCAGCTGCTCGGCGAGCCGAATAATGGGGCTTTCCTTGAGCGTTTTCTTCGGGTCTTTCGCGGCAAGACCGATCTTGCCCAGACCTTCCGATGCTTTCAGAGCGTCCGCAGCGGCACGCACCTGATCGTTGACGAACTGGCGCTGAGCTTCCAGGATTTGCTTCTGGCGCGGGTCTTTCGCGGCAGCGATTGCCTCGTCGATCTCGCGCTTCTTGCCCAGGGCGAAGTCCAGCAGATACTGCTCACGAGCCTTCACCAGCGCATTGCGCTTGTCGATGAACTGCTTGGAGATGGCCTCGCGCTCGCTCTCGGTGATCTTGCGACCCGATGCTTCGGCGCGACGAGATGCAGCGTCGATCGCATCCTTCTCAGCCTTGTCGAGTTCGGCCGACTGGTTGCGCAGCTCATCCACACGGCCTTGCGTCTCACGACGGAAGGTGCGCTGGAACTGCGACAGGTCTTTCGCGACGGCATCTTCATCCAGCAGGCGCTTTTGCTCGCTGAACTGAAAGGTCGCCGTCTCGAGAATGGCGCGCTTTTCCTTGAGCTGAGCCTCGATCGAGGCGCGATAGGCAGCCACATCCGCGCCGCCTCGAGCATCACGGAAGCCTGCGCCCAGAGCGCGGCTGATTGAGCGCGGAGCGTTCAGGCCATCCTTGTCAAGCGTCTCCAGAATGGTCTGAAGCGTCTTGATGGACCGGGTCGCCTCATCAGCTCGAGCTTTCGCGCTCTCCATGTCCTCGGTCGAAGCGATGCCCTGCTTCGTCCGATCGACGATCTTCTTGAACTCCTCCCAGCGGTTCATGTACTCCCAGAGCTTTTGCCCCAGAGTCACGAGAACGCCGATTGCGAGGCCCACCCAGCCACCGAATGCGTCGAAGATGATCTTTGCGCCGGCCATCACGCGCGTCATCAGGCTGATGCCGTTGGCCGCACCGATAGCGGCTTGGGCCTTCTGAGACATGAGGCCAGCGATCGTGCGAGCGTGTGAAGCGGCCTCCGCTGCGGTCGCGTTCGACTGCGCGGACACCATGTTGGCGGTACGCTGGGCGTTGATGTTTGCGAGAATCGCAGCTTCGCGCTGCTTGAGCGCGTTAATCTCGCCCTGAATGGTGGACAGGTTATCCGCCACGACCGAAGCGTTATTGCCCAGGCGACCCGCTTCAGCCATCGACGCACGAGCGGCGGCACTCGAGCCGGCCTTCTTCTGGCGCATGGCTGCTTCAGCGGCCAGCTCAGCCGCCATCTGCTGCGCGAGGAACTGCTGCTGCAGACGATTCAGCTCGTTGTAGCGAGCCACTCGAGCGCTGATCTCGTCGGCAGTTGCCTTGCGCTCACGCTCCAGGCTCTTGACGGCCGCAGCACGCTCGGCGGCATCTTTCTTCTCGAGGGCGGCCTGCTCACGAGCCCACTGAGCCTGCTTGCGGGCGAATGCGGCTTCTTCCGCCGCGATTTCGTTGCCGATCAGCGTCTGCTTGTCGATCAGCGCCTTGCGCTTGGCATTGATGTCGTCCTGGTACTTCTGAACGATGCCGTCGATCGAGCCCTTGATCGCCTTGAAAGCGTCGATGAAGCGGTTCGCGACGAAGTAAGCGACGAACGCCTGGCCGGCGAGCTTGATCGTGTCGGCCCATTGGATCATCGTCTCGACGGCTGTTCGCAACACGCGGACCAGTTGCGCCAGCCCTTCGCCCAGATCATTGGCGAATCGCTTGGCCTGGGCCGTGCCGAACATATCAATCAGGTCTTGCAGCTGATTCTTCGACTCCTCGAAGAACTGGCTCTTGCCGGCTTCCAGCTTGAAGAGGTCGAACTTCGTCTTCAGAAGGGCCAGCATGCCCGTCCACGAGTTCATCATCGCCTCGGCGGCACCGTCGTTCTGGAACCGCATGACGGAGAACATATTGTTCAGGGCCTGCGTCGCCTCGACGGTGCCGGTGGACACGAGCTTCGCGAACTTGGGCATCGACATGCCGGCGCCCTGCGCCATCATGTTGATCGCGTTCGGAACGGCTTCGCCCAACTGCTGACGCAGTTCTTCCATCGAGATCACGCCCTTGCCGGCCATCTGCTGAATGGCGATGGAGGCGCGGTGCATCGCGTCGGACGAACCGCCGAAGCGAGCGACGGAATCGACCAGAGCCTGCATCGACCCATTGGTCGGGTCCAGGCCACCGGACTTGAGCTTCACGAAGGCGTCGGTCAGAGTCTTGACCTCGAAGGGCGCACGCTGCGCCAGGTCAAAGACGAACTTCACGTTCGACAGCGCCTCGGCTTGACGCGCCGCCTGCGTGGTTTCCTTGCTCATGCCTTCCATGAGCTTGGTGAGCTTTTCGACTTCGCCCGAAGTCTTCAGAATCGCGCCAGGCAGAGCCATGAAGATGTCGTGGACATCGTGCATGGCGTAACGCAGAAGCGATGCGGTTTGAACGACGGAACGAAAGCGCCCGCCCAGGCCGAGGAAGTGCTGCTCCAGGGCTTGCGTGGACTTGGAGGTCTGGTCGATGGAGCGCTTGAGCTCCTGGATCGTCCGACCCGCCTTGATTGTCTTGACCGTAAAGTCGCCGTCGTCCAGCGTCATTACGACCTTGATGTCACCACCCAGCATTTCGCTTCCTTTACATCGCCGCTGCCATCATCTTCAGTTCATTGAACCCCGCCTCGTCACGTTCGACATTCATCGGATTCGAGTCACCCACGTAGACCGTTCCGATCTCCAGCACCAGCCTCTCGTGTGTTTCCTTGTATCCGTCGGCGCTTTGGGCTGCCGACACGACCATCAGGTCACGCAAGTCACTCGAGGCTCGCAGGCGGCGAATGTTGCCGCTCATCGTCCAGAAGGCTCGGATCGGCATTGCCATCACCTCCTGGTAGGACATTGAATAGAAGTGGCTGACCTCGCAGAAGATGAACCCGAAGTCCACCTCTTGCGCGGCGCCCTTTATGCGTTTCCCGCTTCAGCCTGAGCGCCTTCGACGAGCTTCGTGGGGTCTTCACCGCGAATGAACGCCGTCAGGGCGCGCAGCTGATCCAGAGACAGTCCCATCACCGCCTGGGGGTCCAACTCAGGGATCGCCCGCTTGATGAGCTTCACCGTCGCCTCGATCTGCTTGGCGTAGCTGGTCTCCTTCTCCATCTCCTCGGCAACCCGAGTCGTCTCGATGAAGTCCTCGACCGACATTTCCTTGATGGCGTATGTCTTCTCGCCGATTTGTACTTCTCGAACCTCCTTGGCTGCCAGCTGGTTCAGATTCAAAAGTTTCGTCATTCTCACTCCTCGAATGTGCAAAAAGAAAAGCCTCGCACTTGGCGAGGCTTATTCTATACGACTTCAGTCAGTTGTGAAAGAGCTTAAGCCCCCACGGTGAACAGCTTGCCGCTTGCGTCCGGGTAGCCGGTGAACTCGGTGTTGTACACGCGCTCGGTGTCCAGCTTGTACGCGAAGTTCATGGCGCCGGCCGTGGCAGCCAGCGGAATCACGAAGTCTTCGGACTTGTCGGACAGAGGCTTGCCAACCGGGTGGATACGCAGCTGCTTGGCGAAGTCCAGGAGGTTGTTGCCCACGCCGGTCGGCACGGACACGGACTGGCCGGTCGGGTCGGTGCCGCCAGCCAGCGTCGCGCCGGAGACGGTCACTTTGGCGCCAGCAGTGCCGCTTGCCAGGGTGAAGGCGTTGCCCTCGACGCCCTTCTTGCCAGCATCGCCGTAGGTCAGCTGCGAACCGTAGGTGACGGTCACAGTGCCCGAAGCGGCAGCGTAGGAGGCTTGAGCGATCTTGGGGTCGGTCGAAGCGTTCAGAGCGGCAGCCAGGTTGCTGGCGGTCGCGGCGGCGTTCGCGCCGATCAGGGCTTCGGCGCCTTCGCCGGTCAGGGCGGTACGGAAGGTCACGGTAGCGCCGTTCACGATGACGGTGTCGCCAGCAGCGGGCTGGGTGGCAACGGTCAGCGTGCCGGTGGCCACGGTGCCGCCGATCGCGGACAGCGTTGCGCCAGGCATGATGGTCACGAGGTTTTCCAGCGTGGTTTCGGCCATCGGCACCTTGGCCATGACTTCGCGGCCCATGATGTATTCGTTGATGGTCGTGTTACCGAACTGGTCGATGTTGACCTTGTGGGTTTCGGTGGTGACGGTGACTTCCACGCCGCCCTGGGTGAAACCCAGGTCAACGCCGTCGAAGAAAACCTGGCAAACGCCAAGTTTCACGTTTTTGGTACTTGATGCCATTCGAGAGCTCCTTTGCAAAGGGGATTGAAGTCACTGCTTAATGACTTCGCCGGTGCCGGCACTCTACCACAAATATGCACAAAAGTCCAGTGCTTTTTGCTAGTAGTAAGACCGAGCTACATCCACTAGACGTTTCATCATCTCAGCGGATACATCATTGATCGCACGCTCCAGGTACTTACCGCCCACCTTTCCATTGCCGGAATTCTTCTGCCGCGACAGCGGGCCGAGCTTGAAGCGACCGTAAGGCGCCAGGTACTCGTGCATGATGTAGGCGTACTGACCGATCGGCTCACCCTTGTAGCCTTCCTGGGTCGTATCGACGAAGACCGCGACCGACTTTCGTCCGAAGCGCCCTCCTTCGCCACGTTCGGCGTCAATTTCCTCGACCGAGATCGCGTCCTCGAGATTGCCGTGGTCGATCGGTGCGTACAGGCGCGCCAGGCGCTGAATCTCTCGCGCCTCCTTCTTCATCTGCTCGTAGACCCCGCGCTGCGCTTTGGCGCCGGTCTGCCGCAGAATCGTCATCAGCTCATCGACGCCTTCAAGATGCACGCCCATAGGCTGCTCCGCAGTAGACGATTTCGAACACCACCTGAATCTCGAAGTAGTTGCCGTCGCTGATCGGGAACGTCGCCGGCAGGTTTCGCGGGTAGCACCGCTTGATGAGAATGTCGTCCTGCTCGGTTTCGAACAGCGTCAGCGCCTTCATGGCATCTTGCATCAGCGCCAGACCCTGCTCGTAGCGGGTGCATCGCACGATCGCGGCGAACTCGCTCTTGTAGTAGCCAGGCAGGTTGGGGTCGATCCTCGTGCCGATCAATGGGCTACGCAAAAGCACGCCCTCCTTGCACTCGTCAGGCATGAAGTTGACGAACAGAGTTGACCCCTGGACGCCCAGGCCCTCGAACTCCAGCTTGTTGGCAATGGGCATCAGGTCCATGTCAGCTCCAGATCACGCAGCGGGTCTCGATGTGGTCCACATCCCCGGAGATGTTGAAACGCGGATGCTTGGAGACGATCCGCAGCTTTGCGTCGCCGATCTCGATGATGTCGTTGATGGCGGCAATCGTGTACTTGGTCAGCAGAATCACGGCATCGGCCGTCAGCTCGCGAGCGTTGCCGCGAGAGGCTGAGCTGTCCGCTCGCACGGTGGTTTGAGCGCTGACGATGTCGAGCTTCACGACCGCGCACTGCTCACGCACCCGGCGTGCCGGCAGCGGCTGGCCGTAAACGTCCGTCTTGCCGGACGAGACGCTGATGACGCAGGTTTTATTAGGCCGGAACATGAGGTGCAATCGTCGCGGTTGAGTTGTAGTGAAAGACCCGGTCGGCAATGTCCTCGAAGCTCGGGTAGCCCAGAGTGTTGCCGCTCATCGAAAAGACGAGCCCATTGTTCTTGTGCTCCGGATCGGCGTATCGAACTTCGGCCAGGTCGCCCGTCCATGACAGCTTTGCCATCTCGGCGTGCAGCCAGGTGCGGTACGCAAAGTGGCGAGCTTCGGTCGTCATCAGCCCCAGCGCTTCGTACGTGCGTCCGCTTGCTGTCTTCACGGTGTACTCGGGATTCATCAGTTGGCGCTGCAGCAGCAGCCCCATCGACCCGTGCATGTTCTCTTTGACAGCATCGAGCGCGTTGTTCTTCATCCCCTTCATTCGATCCACAAGCAGCTCGATGTTCTGAGCCGTCATGCTGTCGATGCGCTTGAGAAAGTCCTTGGTTGCCTCGACCATCGCTTCTCCGCTCATCTGAGCCACGAAGTCGCGAACGCTTCGGTCGGCGAGCTCCATGTAGGTGCGGCGCATCGCATCGCCTGCACTTTGCATCTGAGCGATCGACATCGGCGAGACTTCCGTTCCAGGGCTCATCATCGACAGGTAGCGTCCGGTGAGCGCCGACAGGAACAGCCCATACTCTCGAGCCAGGCGTGAGGCGAAGTCGTTGAAGATCATGCTCGTCCGATCCGCTTGGCGAAGGTCACGTAGTAGCTCAGGTAGCCGAGCGCTCGACGGCAGACGGGCAGACGCAGTGCGGCACCCTGGCCGTACTTGACGCGAGTCTCACCGATCGCCTCTTCGACGATGCCGGCGGCCCGCTTGTTGTCGTCCGCTTCGCCGCCCAGGATCGCGTTGGCCTCGACGACCTGCGCCTGACGAAGCGCACGCTTGAACTTCTCGGGCAATGTGTTGAACTGCGTCTGATTCAGAAGCGCCAGGTTGCCGTTGAACAGGAACAGAGAGTTGCGAGCCACATAGCTCGACTGAAACTCGCCTTCCGGCACGTACGACAGCTGATCCTGGCTGAAATTCGCGTTGGAATTGAGCAGCCCGAAGTTCAGCTGGCAGATGTGCTCGCGGGCGTCCATCAGCGCAGCGATCTTTTCCTGTTCCGATGCGGCGTTGTAGGCCGCCAGGTTCGGAATGCTCATGGCCATCATTTCGGCCATCGGGTAGGTCATGAAGCTGTTGTCCGGAACCTTCAGCGGGTCCAGCGCCTCGATGCCGTAGCTCTTGACCAGACCCACGGTGCCGGCGTCGGTCGCGCACAGCAGCTCCACGGTGCGAACTTCACGCACGTTCTCCGCACCCAGTTGATTCTTCACTGCGGAAACGGTGACTGTTGCCTGCGCGTCGCCTGCGGTGAAGCCCGACAGCGGCCCTTGGGCGACAAGCTCGGTGCCGTCCTGATCGACGACCCGATACGCCACCGAATTGACATTCAGTGCATTGCCGGACGCATCGACAAGGTCGATTGTCAAAACGACATCGGTGTTGTTCAGGAAGACATCGAGCATCGCTTACTCCGCTGTGGGTTTCGGTGTGGCCTGTTTCTTCAGGATTTCTGCGATCAGGCCAACGATCGAGGTGCCCTTGACGCCCAGCGGATCGGCGATCTCTCGAAGACCGGCGATGCCCTTTTGGTCGGCGATCTTGGCGAGCTCCTCCTCGGTGTAGACCGTGGTGGGCGCTTCGCTCTGATGCGTCTGTTCGGGGCTTTGTTGCGGTGCTTCGGGTG